GAAGAGGAATAACCCCCCCTAAATCATATCAAGTGCTTCTAAGTTCCAATAACCACCCCTACTTGGTAAGGACCACCATCCTTCGATATTATCCTTATACCATGTTTTTTCAGCCAGTCCTCCAGTCCGGTAGTCTTGAGGGTCTACAATAGTTAGAGCCAAAGCCATAACCAAAGTCCCCCCTACAAACTCTAAAGCAAATGCATTTTTGAAGGCCATTGGCTTTCCTGCCGCCGAAGCGGCGGGTTGGGTAATATATCGTGCCTGCCCACCTTGAAAGGCTACTTGAGAAGCAACAGGTACAACAGAACCACCCGCTAAAGCGGGCACTCCAGTATATTCAATAAATGCAGTAGTTGGCTCTGTAATAGTCCGGCTAACCATTTGACCCGTTGGAGAGCCCCTATACATGGGATTGAATATCCATTCAATGATTGAGGGGATATTATCACGGCCTATTATCATTCAAAATATAAGAACGGCGGAGCCTTTCCATATACACTAAATCTTTTTCCTTAACTAAGAGTGTTGGAATAACAACCGCCATGGGGGGAAGAAACAGTGACCCTGGATAAACAGTTGTGGCAGATAGTAGAACGGCTCTAGTGATGTAGATACGATCCCCGGCAGTTGCATCACCTGCACCCCAAACTTGAAGATTTGTTTGGGCTGTTGCAGTTACATCTGAAGATTGAGCGAAACATCGATAACGACCAGCTAATATTTCCTCAAGATTATAATTGGATCCACTCATGCCCGGTGCTTCCCAATTATAAGGAGCACCAATACCAAAAAACTTGTCACTATTGAAAGATTCGTCCTCAATATAGTTCACTGAAACTATATCCCATGTATTGAGTAAAGGTACTGTTCCCCCTAAAGTTGCTGTCCACCTTTCCGCTTCCTGAAATGCAGCTCCTTGAGTGAATGCTGTTACGTCGTCTTTAGCCCAACCTGCCAAATCAACATAAGTTCGATACAAAGCCCATTGAGTTCCCGTATCATTTGTGTATATTTCCCATCCATTCAATAACTGTGAAAGTATACTCCAATCATCTTCAACATCAGGGGCAAGATAAGTTGGAGGTATTAATTTCCTTAGCTCTCTTGATCCTTTTACTGATTGACTCATTTTCTCACCTTCTTGGTTGCCTTATGTGCCATCTTTGCTAGGATGTGAAAGGACGTACGCGGATGTTTCTTTTTTAGTTTCTTATACTGCTTAGCATATTCTTTGTTGTATGCGGATGCTTTGCGTCGAACTTTTACATTGCGTTCTTGTTCGCGGGCTACTGCTTTTGGGATTTCCTTAATTAGTTCTTTACCTGCTTTCTTGGCTTGCCTAGTGGCTTCTTGTTTTACACCAAGCAAGAATGCTGATGCGACTAAAGCGGCCAGTTCTTCAGCAAAGGCAGGCACTAATCCCACCTTCAGTTATCCGCCGCTGTTGATTGAATAGCTACAGCCATCCAGTCCTTGGTGGATAGTTTGACTACTCGACATCTAATTCTAGCTGTAACATAAACTGCTGCCGTTCCAATAGCCGCTCCATCAGGACCTGCGGTAATATACAACTGATCATTAACACAAATGAACATATCACTTAGACCGGAAGGACCGAAGTTATCAGGGTATAGATCAGCAGCATGGGAGCCAATATTGTTGACTTTATCAATGTTCAAACCGGAAGATGCTACTAAACTTTGATTGTCTGCTCGAACTAATGTGTTTGCAGGGTTCAAATCTGTTACTTGAGCACTAATGGCACCATTGCCATCAAGCATTGCTTCAAACTGTTGCCCATAATCCGCTGCCACTTGGTGAATAAAATCTACCTGATCAATTGCTATTGCTTGACCAGTTGGTACATTCACATACGCTGAGAGATCTAAAGTCCCTGTTACTCTAGACCCATCTAAAGCTGCTGCTGCTAAAGTCACTGTTTCATTCAGGTAAAAACTACCTGTCTTTGCGGTTGCCATGACTTTTCCGGTATTCGGGGTAGTTAATGAGTATATCGCCGTTATCCGCCCTTATCTTTGTGAGCGAAGCGAACCCAATTTCCTTAAGCGTGCCTAGCCCAACCCACGGGCTAGGGGGCAACGCCCGTCCGCGCTTAGCCGGTAAAGGGGGTTTGCCTATCTAATGTTCCCTTGATTCTGTGTACCTTTTACAAAACATTAATAATAAAACATAGGGTGCGAGCACTATGACCCGGAGAAACAGGCGCACTAGAGGCGCATACATGACGACCGTTACCATTAGTTTGCCCACTGAATGTATTTTGGCTGTAGATAGATACGCTAAACAAACAGGAAACAATAGATCACTTGCATTAGAATACATCATTCAGGACTGGAAGAAGTTTATGCAAGCGCAAAGGGAGGCTAAACAATGATCATGTGTGAAGAGTGGGAGAAGTGTTCACTGTATGGGCATGTACCTTGCCCTTATTGTAAAAAGAAGTGGCACGGTGGTGAAGAAGAATGAAGAAGTTTGAAGGTTGGAGATTAGAAGAGCTACAATACGTCGCGTCGTTGATTGCTGGAAGAGATATGGCACTTCATGAACAAGCAGATGGTGTTAGAAGTTTGTATGGTGAACTAATCAGGGAGATTAGAAACAGAAGAGTCAAGGAAGAGTTGTTTCAAAAACGCCTAGACGTACACCGTCAAATAGAAGAGGAATAACCCCCCCTAAATCATATCAAGTGCTTCTAAGTTCCAATAACCACCCCTACTTGGTAAGGACCACCATCCTTCGATATTATCCTTATACCATGTTTTTTCAGC